ATTAACAAAGTTATTCGTTCATTAGAAAGCGGTTTAAACTTTGCTATTAGCGGACTGAATAAAGCTCTTAACGGTATTGACGCTGCAGCTGGCCCGTTGGTCAACTTTGGAAGTATTCCAAAAGTTAACATTCCTGAACTTGCTCAGGGTGGCATTGTTACAGGCCCAACCTTGGCAATGATTGGCGAAGCAGGCCCTGAAGCTGTTATCCCGTTAAACCGTGCCGGTGGCATGGGCATTGGTGGCAACACGATCACTGTCAATGTGAACGGTGGCGACCCCAACGCAGTAGTGGCCGCATTGCGTACCTATATGTTCCGTAACGGGCCGTTACCAATCACGGTGGCGTAATGGCTTCAATTACATGGACAGCATTTAAAGTCGTTGGCGCAACTTTTACCCAATTAAACGATTTGCAGTCAATAAATTTTACTGTTAATCGTGCCAACGTGCAAGACCCGTTTCGAGCAAGTTACTTTGAATTGTCAGGTCGTAACCCGTCAACATTGCCAACGCTGGCAGTCGGCGATTCAATCATGATCAAAGCCACTTATGCTGGAACCGATTATTATCAGTCATCTAACAAAGTTGCTGACCTACAAATCGACTACGGTTTCACTAGCAACCTTGACCGCTGGTCGTTAACCCTTGAAAACAGTTTGGCTAACGCTGGCAGAACTGTCACAACTGTTTCGTGGCCTGCTGGCTATACGACATATCAGGCCGCCGCCGATTTGTGTACTGCTGCCGGTATTACTCTGAATTCAACTGGTTTAGCAACTAGGGCTTCTAGTTTCGTGTCTGCACAAACTTTAACTAACGCAAATGTGTTGCAAACTTTGCAGACACTTATTCAAACTGAACAGGGCATAATTTACGGTCAAGAATCAACGAACATTCAATGGTTAGGTCGAGCCGAACTTGACGAAGCGATACCCATTGCCGAATTCAATGATGGCACTTTGACGGCTACCCCATTTGTAACGCAACTCAAATTTGACAATATTCAATTTGCTGGTATTGCCGACAATTTTGCCACCAAAGTTGTTGTCGAGCCTGACGGTTTGGCTTCCCAGAGCAACGGTACTGGCTCACGCATTTTTACTTTAAGCAGTTATGACGAAACGACAAGTCAAGCCGCCAATCTGGCTGGTTTTGTGAAGTCAACGCTAGACCAGTCTGACGATGTGCCTTATACGGTTGGCGCTACTTTAAGTGAGCAAAACAATTTCACGTTGTTAGCTCTTGTTTTGGGCAGCGACATTGGCGGTTTTGTCAATGTGGTTTTGCGTGGTGTCCGCTATCAGGCTGTTGTCAACGGTGCAACCGTTTCGGCTGACCCGTCCGACACCAGGGTGTTGTTAAATTTGATTTCGGCCTCGGTGTACAACTTTTTCCGTCTTAATAGTGCTGTCTATGGCATTCTTAATACAAGTAAACTAGGTTTCTAAGGAGAAAATATGAGTTTCCCAGTGTTCGCCTCGGGCGATGTTTTGACCGCGACAGATATGAACGCAGTCGGCTTGTGGCTTGTTAAGACACAGACGATTGGTACGGCCGTGTCTAGCGTGACCGTTTCCGATGCTTTTTCGGCTAACTACGACAACTACAAAATTGTTGTATCTGGCGGAGTTGGCTCAACAAGTGCCGCCATTGGTTTAAGACTTGGAGGATCTACCACTGGCTACTACGCAGGTCTAGTGTTCATGTTGTATTCCGCAGCAGCGACAAGCGCAGCAGGAACAAACAACGGAGCATTGTGGACTTATGCCGGTATTGGTACAACCAATTCAATAGCCGCAAACATTGAATTATTTAATCCATTTAATGCCAAAACAACAAGTATCAGCAATAGTTACATGGATAACTCAACTGCTGGTGCAGGCGGTAATAACAACGGTTTCCACAACTCGGCAGTCTCTTACACGGCTTTTACACTTGTCGCAGGTGCAGGAACTCTTACAGGCGGAACAATTCGAGTTTACGGAATGAGGAACTAGACATGACCCCCGAAGAATATAAAGCCCTATACCCACAAGACGCTGTCTATATCCAAGTAGATGACACCGAACGACTTATGACCGACGAAGAATACGAAGCATGGGTAGAGCAAGGTGTCTACAACAGCAACCACCCGATGCCATGAAAACACTCGCCGTGATCGCCGCCCTCGCCATTGCACTCATGCTGGTCATCACCAGCTGTAGCGACCGCACTCGAAACAACTGCGAAACCCAACCCACAGCCCAAAGGTGCAACCAATGAAAAAATACACAAACTCAGAAATTAAAGCCCGACTAATTCTTATCGTGGGTATTGCTTTAGCCGTAGCGTTTCTAGGTTCAACTGCAGCTTTGTTGTACGGCCTGCTGTTTGTAATTCAACCTTTGGAAGTCAGCCCTAATGACGAATCAGCGTGGGCGTTACTATCACCAATGATGTTGTTTCTTACCGGTGCCTTATCTGGAATCTTGGCAAGTAACGGCCTAAAGGACAAAGGAGACAAACAAGATGACTGACTACCCGGTACTACCCATCATCATGCCTTCAGACCTAGAAGGTCAAAAGAACGGCGAAATCAAACCAGCCCTATTACGCGACATCAAAGCCCCAAATGGCAAACTGCACAGCCTCGCGGCCACAGCATGGAACGCGCTACAGCTCGCCGCGTACTTTGACGGAATAGAACTTAAGCACGTCGGCGCATATCGCCCACTAGCCCAACAAACCGCCCTGTTTAATGAACGGTACGAAGCCAAACCCAACTTTCGTAAACCTCAAGTCACCCGCAAATACAACGGTCAAGTGTGGTTCCTAAAACAAGGTTTCGCCCCAGCAGGAACACCCGGTACGAGCAACCACGGCTGGGGACTCGCAATAGACGTCGCGTCAGCTTCAGGCAAACGACTTGAATGGTTACTAGGCGACGGCTTCTCCACCAGCAACGCGCTCAAATTTGGGTTCTCATGGGAAGTCAAAAACGGTGCTAACGCAGAAGCGTGGCATATCCGATACGTCTGCGGAGACAACCTGCCACAAGCCGTCCTAGATGCCATAGCGGCTTTTCCTACACTCGACGTGCGGTGACTTGACATTTGGTCTGGAAGTCGGTCTAATGACTGACAACCAAGTGCGTCCCGTAATAGTGGGACCCCGACCGCAGGAGGAAGCAATGCAACCATCCCTTTTTGACGTTCTCGAAGTCCCAGCCGAGAAACTTAAATACGAAGCCTTCAAAGAAGCGAACCCGTGGGTCATTGAACGACTCACTAAAATGTGTTACGCGCTGTACAACAACGGCCACAACCATTACGGCATTGGCGCACTCGTAGAAGTCCTACGCTTTCAGCACTCAACCACTTACGACCCAAACAGTGAGTTCAAGTTCAACAACAACTATCGCGCCTATCTGGCACGCGAAATCATGCAAAACAACCCAATGCTTGAAGGATTCTTCAGCACCCGCAAATCAGTTGCGGACCTATCAGAGGACTACTAAATGAACCTTAAACGACTTACCTTTTTAGCTTTAGCCACTTACGCAATGCTGGCAGTCTGGGCGATCACAGGCGTTCAGGAATCGTCACCGATGCTTACTATTGCGCCCCGGCAAACAATCACATTGCAGGACCTGACACCCGAACAACTCGAAGACCGCGCCGAAGAACTGACAACGACTACGACCACCACCACGACGCAACCAGTGACAACCCTTGCGCCGTTTGACCCAGACACCAAATGCCAAGAATGGTTCCCTGCAGCGATCTCGGTTGGCTGGCCCAACAACACTGAGACATTGCAAAAACTAGGTCGCCTGCTCTGGAAAGAAACAAGGTGCCTAAACATTACACCGATGTCTAGTGACCCTGAACTGGCAGACCGTTTTAACGGCCATGATCACGGCGTCGCGCAGATCAACGAGATCCATACCAAGTACGTGGAGCAAGTGTTCAATATGCCGTTTGCTGAAGCCATGTCAGACCCAACCCTCAACCTCAGATTTGCCTACCTGCTTTATTCCGATATTGCCGAGGGTGGCGGTTGCGGATGGAAACCGTGGCGACTGTGCTAGACCGCTGGTGGGATCACGCAGCTTGTCGAGGCATGGACCTAAACCTGTTCATCTTTGAACCGGGCGAACGGTACTCACGCAAAAAAATTGCTGAAGCAAAAGCCGTTTGCGCGACCTGCATCGTTAGGCCGTCTTGCCTAGCCGAATCCCTCAAATATTCCACGACCCAACTTGAGTGCTACGGCATATGGGGGGGTCTCACATGGAAAGAACGCCGCCAACTACAATCCGACACAAACCCAGCGACACCGCTGGTATATCGTGACGGCAAATACCGACAAATCAAGGAGCCCCGACCATGAACCAACAGTTAGCGGACATGACCGCCGCGATCGCTAAAGCGGAGATTGCGATGAAAGCAGCTGCTTGGCAGTTAGACGCTCAAAAGACTGATATTGAGATGTTGCGCAAAGCTTTGTTTGAGTTGGCTTATGTTGCTGAGGAGAACGGTATCTATCTGTCCAATTTGACCAGGACAACTCAAGATGCGATCGTGGCTATGCGTTTGGGCGGTTTCAAGTGAACTGCAACATTTGCGCGTCAGGTTTCAATTCGGCTGATATGCGGATGCGTACAGAGTTGCGCGGCATCTGTCTCAAATGCGCTGAAAAGCTTGGTTTTCAAGGAATGACAGTTGAGGAAACTGCTCGCTGTGTCTCCATGATTCGAGTCGTTAATCAACTCAAAAACCAAACGCCTGCACAGGCCCGACACATGAAGGACATGGAATCATGAAATTATTTAAAAG